ATCCATAATTAAAATACATTAATTAATTAATTATACAATAAAAAAATTTACCTTTTGTTAAAAGCGTAAGCCATACCCATTACAAATCCAAAACCCATTAAGCCAAACAATTCAAATAATTCTGCTGCCATTGTTAACCTATAAATCCATACTTCTGATAGAACTTCTCTCTACGATTGTGTTTCTCTGTTATTTCGTTTAGTTGTTTAGATAGTTCTTCATTTGCTTCTTGTAGATTCTTTACTTGTTCTTTTAGGGTAGCATATCTTAATACAAGGCCTTCGTTTATTTCTATTACTTCTTCTTCTTGTTCTATATTGAATATTTTGTTTTTAAGAAGTTTGTAATTGTTTTTAATTCTTGAATCTTGCTTCATCCAGTTATCAAGTTGTTTGATACCGTGAAGAACTGTAGCGTGATTCTTGTTTAAATCAGACCCTATTGTTTCTAAACTTAAATTAGTAAAATCTCTACATAGTTTATAATAGGTTGCTCTTGCTTCAACGTAATGTCTTTTTCTTGTTGATGTGTTAATGTTTAAGTCAAAGTATTGGTTTACTATTTCGTTAATTAGTTCTTTTGTCATTTCTTACTTTATTAATTATTTCTCTTATTGTCATATATCCTGATTCGTGTATTGCTTTTAGTATTCCTGCACACGCTTCATATTCTTCTGCTTTCTCATACAGTTCTATGGCTTCTTCAAGTTCTGTTATACTTCTACCGTTAGCTATATCTGTAAGAGCAAGGTAGTAAAATTCTTCTATTATATCTTTATTCAAAATTCTTTTTATAATTACTTCTTTCCACTTGTAATTTATAAAATTCAAATGCCCTAAATCCTGTTATATGAGAATCAGTAGGTACAAGATATTTCCATCCTTTTGACTTTCCCCTATTTATGTAATAAAATAAAAAAGCTGCAAGTTTACCTGTGTTCTTTTTAAATATAACAGTAGCAGTATGGTCGCTTGTTGGTATTATCTCTGCTATTTGAAATGTTTCTTTATTGTAATTACCCTCCCTTTCTTTTTGAGAGTATCTACTACAAACATCATTTGCAAATAAATCAAGTTCTTTTGCTATCTCTTTATTCATTCCAATCTAATCTATTGCCTTTTGACTTGATGTTCTTGTAATCGTTTCTTTGCCATTATGTTAAAAATAATTGATTATTACGTAATCTTTTATTATATTTTTCTTTAATATTTGTTACTATTTTATATTCATTATTTTCTATAGGTATTGTATAGTTTTTGATTTTACTACATAAAATTTTAATCTTAAAATTATCATTATTATTATATAAGTGCTTCAATGCCCTAACCATTTTTGATTGGTGTAAATTATTTTGTTTGTTAGCAGATTGCATTTCATTTAACCAATTTAATATTGTTTCTCCTTGTATATAATCTATCATCATAGTTCCTTTAGTTATACTATCAGTTACTTTATAAGCAGGATTTCTTGGTTTTTCACTTATAATAAATAATTCATTTAATAATGTTTCTTTTACTTCAGAATAATCTTGATATATTTCTTTTAATTTAACGTATTCAGGATATTTTAAGGTTGCATAATAATGAATCCAATCTTTTGTTCGTGTATTTGACCTATTTGAGTTTATTTCTACAATATCTTCTGATGAATAATTTTTATCATAGTCAATAATAAATATTATATAATAAGCCAACTCTAATAGAGCAATAAATCTATGTTGACCATCTGTTATATAATAAAAACCATTTTCAAACTTAACATTAATAGGTTGTTTTAATCCTTTTTCTTTTATAGATTTTTTATATTCATCTACTTTTTTTCTATTTATTTTCCTATTCTCATCATAGAATATAAATAAATCATAATCTTTACTTTCTTTTAATTCAAAGTGTTTTAATCTTTTTTCCATAATTATCATATTTATTCTTTGTGCCTACTCTATTAGGTTTTCAGCTTTCCCTTATAATATTCCTCTCATTACATATTGGTCTAAATCATTCTCCTGCTCAAAGAAGTATTTATAGTTGTCTATAGCTTGTCTGAATTTCTGTTCGCCTCTTGCTAAAAATTCATCACTTACATCAAAGATTCCTATATCAGTACTTGCCTTATCTACCACAAGAAATACAAACTTATTCTTATTAAATAGTTTAAGATATAACCACGCTTGTAAATCATACGAATACTTATCTGCACTATACCGAAATGTAGAAAGGTCTGCAGAAGTCTTATAATCTATAATTGTATCTTCTTGTATAATATCTGCCTTTCCTCTAAATGCTAATCCTTCTATCATTTGTATAGCAGGTACTTCAAACTCCGATTTAGATAATAGTCTTAGTGCTGCCTCATTTCTTAAAACTGCATCTGCTAATCTCTCTGCGGCATTACGTTCCTTCATTAGATAAACCTGACCGTGTTTTTTCTTTGCATCTTTGTATATGTTTGTGTTCTTGGTAGAAGCATCCACAAATATCATATTATCTAACTTATGAGGTTCTAATATCATTAAATGCGCTAATCTACCTTCACTCAATGCTGCAGTATCTTGACTTCCATATAATGTAACATTTCTATAAGTCTTAGGGCTTTTAAGTAGCATTTTAAGAGATGAACTGCTTAATGCGTGTTTTCCTAAATGACCATAGTAAAAATCATCTGAATACATTTGTGTGAGTATCTCGGTTTCGTTCCAAGTTTCTCCGTTTAATAGTGTAATCATAAGTTGGTGTTTTTATCAAGTGTAACAAGTAGACCTAAATGTCCATCATCTGAAAAGTTTCTATGAACAACCGAAAACCAATAATCATTATCAGATAATATTACATCTCCACTATTAGGAAGTACGTTGTAATTATAAAATATTTTCTTTATTTCTTTTTGTGCGTTAGAAAAATGCTTATCATCATCTATATCTTTATAACACTCTCTTGTTGTTATGTGAATAAAAAAATCTTTTTCTGCAATCATAACCTTGTAATTTCGTTTTGTTCTTCTTTTCTCCTGTTCAGTTCCTGCTTACATCTCTCCGCATATCCATTTAAGTGATTTCCGTTTATTACTCTTTGTAATTCGTGGTCTGTCATAGACCTGTAGTATAGTTCTTCGTATGTCATATCTTATCTATTAGAGTTGTTATACATCAAAGATATAAACATTTTTTAAACTAACAAATAAATTAATCTTTTTTTTCAAAAACTTTTTCTTCTAATTTTTCTAATCTATTTAAGGCAACTACTAACGCTTGTTGAGTTAACTTTATATCGTGTTGCATCTTTATTAGTTTAACTTCTTTCATCCCTGTAGATTTGTGAGCATACTGCAAAGCGTTGGTCTTTGTCTTTAAACTCTGTTATCATATTGGAATCTATCATACATCTTTGTATAAATTCCTTTTGGGTTTCTGTTGCGCTTGGTTTTGGTAAAGGCATTATTTCTGTTGTTTAATTTTCTCAATATATAATATAGAATCCATTAGTTCCTCCTGTAAATGATTAAGAAACTTATAGAATCCATCAGGGGAATCATAAAGAGTTGTACCGTATTTTATTATCCCATCCCTGCTTCTTGCCCTCATAGTGTCAATTACTTTTTCTACTATTGGGTCTTTAGGTAAATGTCTATATCCAGTTGAATCAGATGTCCAGCTTTCTTCATTCATTTCATACCATCTTTCTACGCTATCACTCATAGTCCTATTTCTATTTTAGTTTTTAATTGTTGTATTTCTTTCTCAAGTTCTATAATCTTTTCTTCAGCAACTCTTGCTCTTGTTACTGCTCGTATCTTGTCAGAACGATATTCAGAAAGTGATTCTTCATAAAACCTTTCGTTAACTATAAGGTTGTGTACATAAAAACCTAATTCCTGCCACGCATAATACATTTCATTAATAGCTTCGTTTTCAGGTTTTGCATTTCTTGATTTTACAATATACTCACCAACAAGATTAAAGTTAGTATAGTACTCGGCTTCTTTTAAGTTGTTAATCTTTTTGTTCATTGTTAATTTTATTTATAATACTTCTGCATCTTTTACATCTAACATTGCAACTTCTTTTGGTATTTTATCATTATTAGTAAATTCTGTTGTTTTATTATGATATTGTAATTCCCAAATTGGTTCTACAAGATATAAATTAAATCTATATACACCATTAGGTGTAGAATTAATATACATAGGAATATCTAAATTGTCATCACACTTCTCAATCATAGCATCATACTTTTTCTTTTCTATAAGTAAAGTATCGTAATGCCTACCCCTACATTTTAGTTCTATTCTATGATAAGTATCAGGACTATAACAATCCCATCTACTCATTTGACTTTTTGCTTTAACCAAATCAGGATAACAACAATCTATTAAATATTCAAAAAGTTCTTCTTCCTTCACAAATATTGATTATATACTGCGGTTAAGTCTTTCCAAATTACTTTAGCAAAACTACAAGGTGTACATTCTACTTTTACTTTGAATATTCTTTCGTATATATTTTTAAACGTTTCCTGCTCATTAGGTGTGAATTTATTCTTTTTAGTATCTATTGCCATTTTAATTAAGTCAAACTCTGATTCACTTAAACATTCAGGCTTTCTATATCTGAATAATTCATTTAACTTTTCTTTTCTTTCATCACATCCACAATCTTCCCCAGCTAAAAACTTAACTGCCTTTTTAATTCCTGTAGCTTTAGTAATCTTCTCTACAGTATCACCAAGTCCTTGACTTGATTCAGAGTGATTCTTTTTCCATTCCTTGTATTCTTTACTTCTTTTATCGCCTTTAAATTCGCTCATAATCTTCGTTTTTATAATCCTGCCAATCTTCTTTAAATGTTTCTTTTAATTCGTCTTTAGCCTGTTTAAGTGTGTTAAATATACTTACCCAACTTATATTTGTTTCCGCTGCTATTCCTCTTATACTTAAATCTGAATCTCTATACAAAGTAAATAACTTTTTTTCATACCACCTCCAATTATCTATGTGATTGTCTATTAGTTTGCATATCTTATCAAATGCTATTTGCTCATCCATTTCTTGATAGTACGGAATTTCGTAGGTAAATTCATCATCATTGAGAGAAACTTTATCAACCTTTCTTTTACTATTATAATATTGGAAATAAAGAGAACGCAAACTAAAATACATATACCCACGACTAACGACACCATCTCTAATAATTTTATCTTCCGTTGCATATTTATATAAAACTAAATAACACTCTTGAACTAAATCTTCAGCGTAATCATATTCACCGAAACTATTTATAATCTTTATCCACTCTTTGTGTCTTTCAGCTACTTTTGCGAGCCATCCACTTGGTTTATCCATATCACATTAATACTAATTACCCCTATCAAACATTGTAAGGTATATTCATCTTCGTTTTCGTATTGTTCTTTGTGATATAAAAAGCCAAACATTATACCCATAATAGGACTTAATATTATATCTGCTTTTTTGATTTGTCCAATTATCAAAGTGAACAAAGCAACTAATAATAAAATTCCTATTACTATCATATAACTAACTTTTCAACTTTTGTTGTATTGTGTATTAAATCTTTTCCCATAAATTGAAATCCTACGTTATTAATTGTCATTCTTAATTTTATTGGTTCTTCAAATGGTGTACATCTACCGCCTGTTTCATTTTCTTTAATTTTTAAAACGTGAAGATGACTGTACATCCAATCAGTAGGACTTGACGTATAACGATGAATACAAATCACATCATCCGCCCTGTTCGCCCATTTACCTCCACCTTCTACACTTGCAAGGCCTAAAGGCATTGGTAAGTTAGCATATTCGTGTCCGCTTGAGTGTGTTCTTCGTAATGCTTCGGTTACACCGTGTGCGTTTAAATATACTGCTATGTTTCTTTTCTTTGCAAACAACCTCAACTCTGAAGCTACTTGATAATCGTATTCGTGTCCACCTACCGATTTAAACAATCCTATATCTTTTGCTAAAGAATTATAAGGGTCAATAAGCAGACAATTATAATCCCAAGCGTCTTTAATTTGATTAACTTCTTTTAAGAGTTGTTTATAGGTTACTATGTCATCTACTTCCATTATTTTAAAATAAGTATCACACCAATTTATTGCATCGTTAATAAGTAAGTCAGACGCTTGATTGATTGTTTTACCCATTTTAAATTCTATTATCTTTCTTACTATACTCTGCGAAGTGTTTTCACTTGACCAAATAAGAAAACGTAATTTGTGTTTTATAGCCCACAAAGTAAAAAGATAAATAATTACCGTTGTCTTTCCTACATTAGCGTGTCCTATAATAACATTAAAGTTACCTTGTTTAAATCTTAAATATTCATCTATTTCAGGAATATCTATTTTTAAACCTTCCTTGATTCTTCCATACTTTATATCAAGTATTCTATTCTCTATGTTCTTTGCTTGTGCTATCATATACTTTGTGGCATCTTAAAATATTTTTTTTCGTTCTTTGTTGGGTTATCATATCTTGGTTCTATATAATATCCTGTGATAGGATTTACTGCATAATTCCAAAAGTCTATAGGCATTTCTTCGCCTTCTTTTAATGTTTTCATAAATAAAAAAGGGGGAAATTAATCCCCCAATAAATTAAAATGGTAAATCTGCTTCTACTTCTCTTGCAGGTTGTTGTTGAGAATTGGTAACTTCTGATACATCTTGTGATATTCTCCAGCCTACTATATTATTATAATATTTACCGTTGTATTCTCTACCTCTTAAATTAATACCAATAATTACTTTATTTCCTACTTTAAAGTTTTTAAGTAAATCTACTTTGTCGTTTAAAAAGTCAATAGATATATCCTGTGGATATTGTTCATCAGTAGTTACTACTACCTGTAATTTGGTAAGTTTGTCCGATACTTTCTCGGAGTTTCCTAAAATTTTGATTGTTCCTGTAATTTCCATAAATAGTGATTAAATAATTGTTATAGTTAAAATTAAAATAAATTCCTTTGATTTTACAATTTTGCGAGTTCATTTTCTACTTTATTTGAAAGTTCATATTTGCTTTTAATAGCTTCTATGTTTCCGCCTTCTTTTAAGTATTCTATTGCTTTACTGTATTCAGGTGTGTTTTGGTTTAACCATTTCTTTTTTTTAATTAAACCACTCGCTGCATTTGCATCGTCATCTTCTGCCTGTAAACCTAAAAGTGAAGAAAGTGTGTAACGTCTATAATATGTAATACAACTTCCTAATTTCTGTGGGTCTGATATTTCAGGTAGCTTTAAACCACTTATAACACCTCCACTACCTTCAATACAAATTAACTTACTCATTACAATATCTTCTTCAATAGGTTGAAGTAATAATAGTTTGTGTTTTTTAAGTAAGGGTTGAAGTTGTTTAATAAGTGAGTTAATATCAAAATACTTTGACTTGTAAAAAGGATTACTTGCATCCTTGCTGATTGTACCTATCTCTTGTTGTAGGTCAAATAACTTCTGATTAATGTTTGCTTCTTTGCTCATAACTAAAAATTAATTGTTGTTTTAATTGTTCATTCTCGTGTTGCAGTTCTTGTACCTTGCCATAGAGTTCTGCTTTAGTATATTGTTCCATATTGTAAAGTTATAAAAAAAATCTTAACTAAAACAAAAAAGGGATAAAAATTAATTTACCCCCTTTTCTAACAAAGAACAAAAATACAAGAATTAATCAAGTAATCTCTTTAAGCCTTTCCGTATAATCTTCTATCATTTCTTCCAATTCCACATTTGTATATTTGACTAACTCTTGGCTTTTCAAATATAATTCTTCTGCTTGATATTGTCCTAAAAAAACTGAATATTTATATTGTTCACCTGCTCTATATACATTACAAGCTACACATTGTGGATGTACGTTGTTTTCATCCCATCTTGTTGAGTAATGTTTTCTACTCATAAAATGTCCAGCTTGAATTTCTTTCCAATGAAACCTTTTCTCACAAGTTACACAAGTACAATATCCTGAATGGTCTGCATTAGATAATCTTACCCATTGACTAAATACCACATCCAACTTCTTAATGAGTTTACTTCTTATTGGTTTCTTGGAAGTTTTAGGCATTATTTAGTTAAATCTTTTTCATTCATATGTGCTTCTAATATATAACCATCTAAAGGACTTATAATAGAAATAGCTTTATATATTTTTCTGCTCATATTTTTTACATACTTCTTTTCAGCAGCAGTAGAATCAATACCTAAATCAGCGTACATATATGAATCTTCCATTAATAATTCATCTACCTTTTTTTTAACTGACCAAGTTTTATAACTTTGTATCTTTTTAATTTTTTCTTCTGTAATCATAATATTTTATATTAGTTACATAATTTAAAAAACTATATTTACATAGTTTCCCACTTACCCACCAAAGTTAATCGCTTTTTTTTTAAGATGTAAACTTTTTTAAGTATAAGTTTTCAACAAGTTATTATTTTCCTTGTCCTCTATACTTTTTTGTGTAGTTTTTAGAGGATTTTAATTGTGATTGTTTTGACTTTGCGTGTACGTTAGGTCTTTTAACCTTTGGTTTCTTTTTATACGTTACTATTTGTTGTTTAGCCATTACTTTACTTTATCTTTAATCTTCTCATAGGTTCTTAAACCACCTAATCCTAACATCCCTAATAATACTGTCATTAAATGTTCCATCTGTAATGCAGGAGGAATA